GATATCTGGAAAAAATAAAATGTCACCTTCTTTAATTTTTGGTGACTCTAAATATTCAAAAGATGTTTTTGAATGTTTTTTTGGATTAAATATTAAATAATGAACTGCTGTTAATCCACCGTTTTCTCCATGATGATGAGGTTCTTGATATTGTTCTTTTTTATAATAATTATACCAGATGTCACTTAAATAATATTTATCAATATTATATTTTTTAGAAACCCTTATGACTAACTTTTCATATTTTTCTTTTAAAAAACCATAATTAATTGAATGAACATTTTTATCATAACTATGCACGACATGACAATTACAATTCCATTTATTTTTATTTGGATATAAAGTGTAGTTTTTTTCTATATTTTCAATATTATTTTCTACAAATTTTTTAGTCCATTTTAAATTAGTTTTGTAAAATATATTATTAAACATCTTTTGCCATTTCTTTTGGAACAGCCTGTATGTTCCAATGTATAAATCTAAATGGTTCTTTACCATGATCTACTGCAAACTCATGTTGTAAATAACCAGGAAATATTATTAACATACCTGGTTTTGGTCGAATATGAAATTGTTCGTGACCAGGCCATATACCTTTAAGATTTGCTTTCATTTTTAATTTCGTGCATCTTGCACCTGTTTTTGGTTCATGAAATACAGGATAAGAAGTTTGATCACTACATTTTAAAAAATAAAAACCAGATACGTGTTGATTCCAATGTATGTGTGCAGAATGATGACCACCACCTTTTTTTGCAAACTCTTGCACCCATAGCTCACTAAATAGTGTTGTGTATTGTGACATGTCATAACCTTGATGATCTAAATACTCCCAAGATTTTTGTCCTACATAATTTCTAAAATCCAAAAATTCATTATCCATTGTAAGTGGAGTTGAGTGATAGGATCTTCCAAAGTCTCCAAATTTTTTTATGTATTCTTTTTCTCTCTTACGAGCATCGCTAATATATTTGTTACTTGCTTTGTTTAATGATTTAACAAACTCTGGTTTTTCCTCATTCCATATTATTGTTGGAAAATAACTATTTATAAACATTATCTAAAAGGCCTCCCTAAATGCCATACCACAAGACTATATCTTGTGCCTGATGTTACTGGTTTAACTCTATGCCACACAAAACTAGGAAATACAATAATAGATCCTTTGGGTAATATCTCTTTACATTGTATTCTATGTTTTGATTCGTCTCGCATATGTGGATCATAATCTCTAAAATCAAACTCTAGTTCACCACCTGTGTATTCTGATCCATCTGTTAATTGACAAGTCATTGATAATTTTCTAATCAGACCTTTTTCTGGTCCCTCTTTATCATAAGGTTTATTCCAACTATCACAATGCCAATCATAGTATTGATTTAACTTGTATTTTGTAAACTGACAAGACTCACTTCTCTCCCAATCAAAATTCCAACCAGCATTTCTGTTTGCGTCATGCACATATGGATGTATTTCTTTATATATCCAAGTGTCATTCAACCATACTAAATCAGACTTTCTTTTTTTTTGCATATTTAAAACTTCGTCTTTGTTGAGTTTTTTATCACCATAACCACCTGTTCTAGCCATAACTTCTTTTTGTGAATTTGCGTATTGAATTACTTCATCACAAAATCTAGGTGTTAACGCACTTTTAAAATACCAATAATAATTAGATATATTCATAACTAATTGTTTGTATAAAATTTAGATTATCTTTTTGATTATTAATAATGTAGTACATGTTGGTAGAAGGAAACATAATAAATTTGTTATCAGTCAAAGGTATGTCCCAACTTCGGCCTTTTCTTCTATTATCATCAAAAAATATTTTAACAGAACAATTTTTTACATGCACCCCATATAACATTGTAAAATCTGGTGAATTTTTTAAATCAACTGCATCATAATTCATGATGGGTGATGAAATTGTTTGAGGTTTAAAAACACTACCATGTGTGTTTTTGTTAATTAAATTTAAATTATATTTAAGATTTATATGATCTCTTACATATGTATTGAGCATATCCCAAGTTCTTGAAAAAGGAAATTCAGAATCAGTTAAGTTTGATTGTAATATATCTTGCTGTAATTTTTCTCTATCAATGTCCCAATCTTTAGGCATTGAAACATCGCCATAATATAAAGCTTGTTCACTTAATATTTTTTTGTCCATTCCACCTCAATTTACAATCTTTTAAGTTAAAATCAATTATGAAGATAATCCGTCAGATAATACCCAACCAGCTGTGTTGTCAGCTTGATATGCCTCTTCATCCCAAACATAATTCCACTGATGAGTCATAGCCTCGTTTTGTGATTTTTGTTCATCAGTTAATTCAGGAGCACTATGCGGTCCATCCCAACTTGCAGTTGTTAAATTTTTTACCCATGAAGGATAAGGTTTTTTTGGCCAGAAGATATTGTTATCTTCATCCCAGATATAACCTATTCCTGCATAGTTTCCTCTAAATGCTTTTGAGTCATCACCTGATGAATGTTTGTTGCCTGATGTATTATAAGATGTTTGAATCCACATCTGTGCAGGCCAGTTATTGTGTGTTTCTAAATATTGTTGACCTACTGATTCATCTTCAACATTATCAGCATTAAGCATATCTTTATTATCTAAAGTTAATACTTGAATGACTTTTCCGTTAGCTCCTAGTTTTGCAAAATGTGCCATAATTCCTCCTATTATATTATATTTATTTTAAAAAATCTACCATGTCCATTATTGATATTTATATGTAATTACAACAATACCTGAACCTCCATTACCGCCATTTGATTCATTTCCATTACCAGAATTTCGACCACCACCTCCTCCTCCTGATCCTGTATTTACTGTTGCGTTTGTTCCAACTGCATCTACACCTCCTGCACCTCCACCACCTGTGCCTCCAGCACCAGCAGTATTTCCATTATCATTACCACCACCGCCACCCCCTGCTCTGGTAACGGGGGATGCTGTAATAGTTGATGCAGTACCTGCTCCTCCAGCTCCAGAAACATTTGAGGGTGCACCATTTCCTCCCGCAGCACCTGCTCCACCACCACCGCCAGTAGCGATTGTGACTGGCCAATTATCTACGTTAGCACCTCCAGGATTTCCTTGTGGCGGAGTAGTTGGAGGTGTATTACCTCGACCTGATCTACAAAGATTATCTACCCAAATTGCAGTGCCTCCACCAGAACCTCCAGGATGGCCTCCATAATTAAAAGTTGAAGGATTTGGGGCTGTAGAAGCATTACTTGAACCTCCACCTCCACCTGTTGATGTTATTCCAATGGCTGAAGAATCATTTCCGTTACCTCCAAATTGAGTTGTATCGGAAGATCCTGATGCTCCACCTCCGACTGTTATTGGATAACCTTGCACAGATACAGGAAGAGTTCCTTGTGGACTTGGGTAGGAAGTTCGATAACCACCAGCACCTCCACCACCTGCTCTTCCTTTTCCACCACCGCCTCCACCAGCGATAACTAAATAATCTACTTTATTTGAACCTGAACAAGTTCCAACACATGAAACGCAGAAAGTTCCAGGGCTTGTGAATGTGTGTATTTTGTAATCTCCACTTGTAGTGACTGTACCACCTGAAGCCACAATAAATTCTTCAATACCTGCAATGTCACTTGCTTGTGCAAAATCAATTAATAACCAACCTTTTGTAGCATTTACATAAATAAATTCTAATGCAGCACCTTTTGTTGTGTTTCCATAATCACTATCAGTGCCTTGAATTTTATCCCCACCATTTTTTATAGTTAATTTGTTTGTATTAAAAGTTAGCGCATAATCTTTAAATGCCACAACATCACCTGCTGAGGGACTACTTGGCATTGTTATTTCACGAGCTCCTGATGATGTATCAATAAAATAACCTTTATTAGCTGCTGCTCTAAAATCTCCTGTTTGTGGTGTAAGCTGCCAATCAATAAGTCCTGCTAAATTTATTGTGCCTGTAGTATTATTGATTGTGCCACCTGTAATTCCTGCAGTATTTATTGTGCCTTGATTATTTGTTGTAGTTCCTGATGAAATAGTTACTGAATCTCCGCTATCTCCGATAGTAGTTGTAGTGTCCTTTCTTGGACTAATTTTGTTTGTTTTTATCTCACTCATGATTTTTTGTTATTTTTGCAAAATGAGCCAAATACTACCTATTGATATTTATATCTTATTATTACTATTCCGCTACCACCGCTTCCACCTGACCCAAAAGCATTAGTAGGTCGTGTATATCCACCACCACCGCCTCCACCACCAGTATTAGCTGTTCCAGATCCTGCAGTGCTTGCTGGCCGTGTACCAGCCCCACCTCCACCTGTACCACCTGATCCTGCAGAAGAGCCTGGATTTCTACCACCACCTCCTCCACCACCTGAAAAATAATAATATCCTCCACTAGATGAACCAGAAGTTCCAAAAGCACTAGGTATACCTCCACCAACACCTCCAGGAGAACCTGGTGCTGCAGGGGGACTATCTGTTCCTTCAGCTAAGGCACCACCTCCACCACCACCACCGACATTTTCAGGAGAACCACTAGTATCTCCTCCATCATTTCCTTGAGGTGGACTAACTGGAGGAGTGTTTCCAGATCCTCCTGTAGCACAAGTTCTAGCAGCAGCTCCGCCACCGGATCCTCCTGGCATACAGGCTCCTGGAGGAGATGCACTCCAAGGCAAACCTGTTCCACCTCCTGTTGAGGTAATTGTTGAAAAAACTGAATTAGATCCTTTACCACTAGGAGTTCCACCATAAGTGGGTGATCCAGTCCCAGCTGATCCACCTGCACCAACGGTTATTGGAAAAGCTGTTGCTGTTACAGATAAATCAGTTGGAGCTGATAAAGGTTTAGCTGGATAACATAAAGGTGCTAAACTTGATGAAGCAAATCTAAAACCACCAGCTCCACCTCCTCCTGAACCGCCTCCTCCTGCACCAGCCACTACTAAGTATTCTACTGCATCTGAACCAGCAGCATTTCCTGCACAACTTACACAGAAAGTTCCTGGCCCTGTAAATGTATGAATTTTGTAATCACCACATGTTGTTACAGTACCACCGGTTGCTGTAACAAAAAAAATCTGTTCTGTAATGTCTGCCTTTTTTGCTGCTCCAACAAGTAACCAACCTTTTGTTGCATCGACATAAATTAAAAAAATTGAAGCTCCTTCAGTAGAAATAGTAAAGTTATTAGCATTGCCTTGAATGTTTGAACCATTTCTATCAATCGTAATATTTGCCGTATCTGCTGTAAAAGAATAATCTTTAATTGCTACTAGATTACCTGCAGATGGCGAAGCTGGAAGAGTCACTGCAAATGCACCACTGCTGGTATCACAAAAATAACCTTCACCTGCAACTGCAGTAAAGCCAGAGGTTTTTATTGAACCTGTTTGCCAACTAACTGTATTCTGTATATTTCCTGTAATCGTACCACCAGATATTGTTCCAGTGTTCGTTATTGTGCCTGAATTTGTAATTGCTCCTGCAGAAGTTAAGGTGACACCTGAAGGTATTGTAATCGTATCACCACTATCTCCAAGTGTGACTGTGCCACAATTTGCTGTTGGTGTAATTTTATTAACTTTAACTTCACTCATATTACCTATTGAAATTTGTACCTTATTACCACAATTCCACTGCCTCCGACACCACCTTTTTGTGGAGTTGCATCCACTGGTTGTCCTGGTGTATCAATTCCAGTTCCACCTGCACCACCACCTGTATTAGCAGTTCCATTTGATCCTTCATTACCTTCTGGACCACCTGCACCACCACCACCAGTTCCACCTGCTCCTGCTGCACCACTTGGAATATATGATCCACCTCCGCCACCACCACCATAAGCTACTGGTGAAGCTGTTATAGAGGTTGTTGCTCCTGCACCACCAGTTCCTGGAGCTGCATTTGCCCCTACTGCTGTAGCACCACCGCCACCTGCACCTGCGTAAGGGGAACCTGATTGTCCAGTCCCACCATTATTTCCTTGAGAAGGAGATACTGGAGGAGTATTACCACTTCCACCAACGTGGTTTGGAGATATAGCAGGAAAATTAGAATAACCATTATAAGCACCCCCTCCACCTGAACCACCATCTCTTGTTAATGGTGCAGTTGCGTCTTGACCTGCAGTAACCCCTCCACCACCACCAGTTGATGTGATTGTGCTAAAAATTGAACTACCACCTACTCCACCACTACAAGCTGGAGCCGGTCTAAAAATTCCTGCAGTTCCTCCAGCACCTACTGTAATTGGGTAAGCTTGTGCTGTAACAGTTACTGCTGTTCCGCCTGGATTTCCATTTAATGGAGAAGCTGAATAACAATCAGCTGGACCTTTATATTCTCTTAAACCGCCAGCTCCACCACCGCCGCCGTGTCTACCTCCACCACCACCGCCTCCAGCAACTACCAAATATGAAACTATATTTTCTGCAGCTGTAGCAGATGCGTTACTTACTGTAAAAGTACCGGGACCTGTAAAAGTATGTATTTTAAAATTTCCTGAAGTTGTTTCTGTTCCACCAGAAGCTACTAAAAAAGGATTACCAGTAACATTTGAAGTCGAATCTTGCACATTTTTCCAACCTTCAGTATCATCTACATAAATTAAAGTAACTGATTGACCTTCTGTGCTTAAAACTGTAGATGCTGCAACACCACCTATTTTTTGTGATCCGTTTGGTGAAATAGTTAAATTATGTGTTTGAAAAGTATTTGTATAATCTGCTACAGATACAATATTACCTGCAGTTCCTGCTGGTAAGTTCATTGTAATTGCACCTGAGGACGTATCTACAAAATAACCCTCGCCATTTGCTGCTGTAAAAGTTGTTGTTTTAATAGATCCTGTTTGCCAATCTACAGTTCCTGTTCTACCAAAACCAGTTTGACTAGCACCTGATGCTAAAGTAATTGTGTTACCCGTAGCACCAATAGTAAGTGTGCTACCACACTTAACTAACATGTTATTATTGCCTTGGTCTGCTATATTATCTACTTTTATTTTACTGCTCATAATTATTGAAACCTATATCTAATTATTACTATTCCACTACCACCAGAACCCCCGTTTGCACTTGGTCCACCACCATTACTTCCACCACCGCCACCGCCAGTGTTGGCTGTTCCATTTGTTGCTGCAACTGAGCTTCCAGGATAAGGTCCAGAAGCACCGCATCCACCACCACCAGATCCTCCCGATCCTTTTGAAGCAGGGTCAGCTCCACCACCGCCTCCTCCAGCAAAAGTTGTTGCTGAACCATTAATACTTGTTGTTCCTCCAGCACCTCCATTACCACCAACTCCTGATGTTGCATTTGCTCCAGCAGCAGTAGCACCACCACCGCCTCCTTGTCCGTAAGCCGGAGCATCGTGAGCTGTACCGCCATCATTACCTTGTGGTGGAGTTGTAGGAGGCGTATTGCCTGATCCACCTGCTCTCGAAGTACAGCCTGTTCCTCTTGAACCACCGCCTCCTCCTGAGCCACCATTACCAGGAGCACAGAGTCTACCACCACCTCCACCACCTGCTGAAGTTATCGTGCTAAAAGTTGAAACACCTCCGTTTGCACCAACAGTATATGGAGGTGAATTTTTTGCAGCACCACCTGCTCCAACTGTAATAGGGAACGATGTTGCTGTAACTGTAATTCTATTTCCAGGTGTTGAGTACCCATCAAGTGGACTTGCAGTATAAGGTGTTGCTGGAGATTTTGTTTCTCTAAAACCACCTGCTCCTCCTGCACCACCTCTGTCATAAGCTGATCCTCCGCCTCCAGCAACTATTAAGTAAGAAACTAAATTGTTTGCTGCACAACTACCCACAGAACAAACTGTAAAAGTACCTGGTCCTGTAAAAGTATGAATTTTGTCGTTACCACATTGTGTTATTGTTCCACCTGTAGCTGTAATAAAAGATTCACCCCTAAAAGTTGATTCATCATCTTGAGTTGCTACCCAACCTTGTGTTGCATCTACATAAACTAAAACAATGGATGCTCCATCGGTATTTACAATTACATCTGCAGCACTAGCTCCATTAATAGGAGATCCATTTCTAGCAATTGTTAAATTTGCTGTTGCAAAATTTCCGTTGTAATCTTTGACAGCAACAATGTCTCCCGCACTTGGTGATGATGGTAATGTCATCGTTACTGCACCACTTGCAGCAGTATCTACAAATTT